TCATCCCCTTCATGGAGCGCCGTTACCTTCGGCATAGGGATGGAACTATCAACCTGAGACTCGATCAATTCATACGCTATATTACGAACATTGATAGACTTATCTTTTGCAGCTACATTTGTGTTCGGGTTTCCGTTTACTTCCCTGGTCCCTTCATAGACTGCCTGATTTTTAGCGATTTCTTCTAACGTGCTTTTGTATGCTATCCTTGCATTTTCAAGTTTCCCACGCCATTTATCACGCTTTTTGTCTTCGGTAGTAGGTGCAATAGTCTTCTTGGCTTTTTCCATCAGTGTTTTAAACCTCATAAGGGTTCTCCATACTTAGCTAACAAGTATTCCCTGTCTGCGTCACTTGCATTTTCTATGTCTTCAAGTATCGAATTGTGATACTTTGTCTCTATTCTCTCTAAATTCACTTCCGGTGATCTTACCCACCAAACACAAAACGACCTTAAAGAGTCCACATCATGTGTCAGATCGTGGGGATCTTTCGCATAAACGTTAGGTTTCTTCTTGTCTTTTTGTATTTTTTGCAGGCATCGGTACAAATTAGGGGCTTCACCCTCTAAAATCGTCAACCTTGCCTTTCCGTCTATGGGTTTTAACCACTCTTTCATGGATGCACACCCGGCAGGAAAGTCTCTTGACGTTTTTGTAAGGTTAATTCCGTTCTCTGAGAACAAAACAGCCCTAGATTTTCCCGTTTCCTGTGATCTCGACCACAAATCCGACGGTGCAAGCCAGTGTGATATATGTTCATCGCCCGTTATCGACAACAAAATGTCGCACGCTGCGCCTATTGTCTTGTCGGGGGCGTCATATTCCCTGTAAACTTGTGCGTTTCCTTTGGCGTCGACCTGAATCCAGTGGGCCGAAAGCATATCCAAACCGTAATCAAGGGCAACATAACGCCTTAATTTCCCTTCAAGCTCTTTATTGACAACATGTGTGTCTTTTGTAACCTCCGGGAAGTACGCACCGCCCGGGACCGTTAAAGCTTCTTCAATGGTAGCCGGGTATTCTTGGGTTATCATGTCACCCATTGTACGTTTTGTCTGTTCGTACCACTCTTTATCTCGTCTAGGATCGGCGTACCACGGTATAAATATCTTGTTAAACCCGTTGTCAGGGTCCGTAAATACCTTTTCAAAGAACGAACCACGCTCTATTGTGGATAATCCTACTACTTGACCGCCACTAGGACGGTTTATTGTCGGATATCCGGCTTTCCAGATGTCCTCTGCGAACTGCTGGAAGGCCCATTCATCGAATATTATTAAGTCCGCCGTAAATGATCTTGCCGCGTTGGGTGAACTTGGGAAGCATTTGAATACTGAATCGGGGAGGTTTGGGAAGTGTATTGTAAGGATTAGTGAGGTGTTTTCCCATGTAGCGTCCACCCAATTTACCGGCTGATCGTTTTTTGGTGCGAAAAGCTCTCTTATGTTATCCAAAATCACGGACATTCTTCGGACTAGCTCTTGTGCTTCGTCTTCTGTCCTTGAAAGTCCTATAACCGTTCGTCCGGGATTAAGCATTTTCCACGCTGCATAGTGAAGCACAAGCCATGTGATACCCAGCTGTCTAGCTTTCAATATCACATTCAGCTTGTTATCCCTGAACTGCTCTAGCGCTGATTTTTGTTCATCCCATAAATCAAACGGCTGTATAAGTGTGTCTGCGTCCTTATCCTCTATATGTCCGTAATTCTTTACGAAATATAGAAGGTTCGCCCGGCAATAATCGTATTCTTTTTGTCTTAATTCATTAGGTTTTAGTGTCATAATTCAAATGGGCCGTCCCGCCCACAACGAAACAGCCCAAAAGGAGAAGTCACATTTTGTCACCTAACCGGTAACATAATATCGTAAAAAAACCTGCAAAAACATGATCCAGAAGAAATTTTTTACTGAATTTTGCAATATTCATCAAGTGCTGTCTCGTACATCGTATATGTGTATCTTTCCGATTTTTCTATTTTCTCGGCAGTCTCTTCTATGGTTAAGTTCTGAAAATAGTACAGTATAAGGATCTTCCTCAGTGAAGCGGGTTCTATCTGAGTAACCTTATTCAAACAACGGTTCTTATAATCAAGGCTATCTAATATGAGCCTCGATAACCGGGATCTGTACTGATCGATTTTGACTATGGCTTCTTCTAGCCGGTTCCTTTCTGAGCTTGTTACATTCAGGCCATCATATGTCGGTGTCATTTTTGTAGCTATTGCCATAAGACGCTCTATCTCTTCTTCGACCGCCCGGATATCTGACTCTATATCTTTTATAGGTTTAAGCTCTTTCTTCGCTTCGTCCCTTGTCATTCTCTCCCCTTTCAAAAAACTTAATCTCCACCCTTTCATCGCATTGATAAACTACATATTCCAGGGTCGATATTAGTCCCCGTACTATCTCCATCTCGCGTTTTATATCTCTTATCAGCTCTATTGCATCTCTGTTCTCGTGCTCGATTTTCATGTCTTTTCCTTTTTCCGCGTTAGCGGACGACGATTTTTGATTTTTGCATGTTTCGTATGTATGAAATAGCAATTTTTCGGTATAAACCCCGTATTTTTCGACACCTTATTCCTAATTATTGCTATTTATAACGTTTTTATGCGCCCCACTTTACCGTGCTAAAGCGACTTATTTTTTATATAAATTTTCCGAGCGGGACGGGGGTTTCCTTTATTCGCCCGTTCGCGCGCCACGCCGGGGGGGGTACTATCGCCGGCGGGCTTGCGTGTGCTGGTACGATCAGCAGCAGGACCGGCAAAAAATAACAATAGATCGGCATATCAACTATTAAATATTGCTATATAGCCTCCCCGAATCCGGATTTTCATATAGGAAGGTCAGGAACAAAAACCCGGGAAGCCTTGATACTACTGCATTTATCGGTATTATGATCTATTGCTACAACTATTCGCTAAAGACGTGTTTTGCGAATAGATCAACATATATTACAATTATTGTATCAAGGCCCGCTGCCGCTGCTGCCGTCGGTCTGATCCTTTACTATGACAAGATCAGGATCGGCCAGCCGGCTTGAAACTTTTTCGAGCAGCGCGCGATCTGCCTCGGTCATAATATCCGCCTGTAAATCAACCTTATGAACCGGAGAATCGCCGAAAGTGTCGCGGACGTATTCTGCCGCCTTGATATTGCCACCCACGGCACGCCCCACGGCGACTAGCTGTATAAGATCATAAAGCGTCGCGTCCGGATTATCCCGTTTTAACCGCTGCGCTATCTCGGGATCAAGATCAGCGCCGGCGAGGATATTATCATTTATTTTAAGCGTTAAGATCTTTTCGAGCGCTTCGCGCGCTGTTTTCTTTTCACCGTGTAGCGCTTGCACTGCTGCCGCGCCTTTTCTTGATATCTCTTTTCTCTTTTCCGGCGGCAAGTTCTTAAAGTTGTACACGGTCTGCCCCGTGATCAAGTTTTTATATCCTTTTTCGCTGCCGGCCGGATCTGCTTCGCCGTCAATGATTTTTTTATAACGTGATTTTTCCGGGACCGCCTCCGGCGTTTTATCTTTATTATCAATTATTTGTTCTTTTCTCTTTTGGTCCTTTTCTCTTTTCATCGCTTCCCCTTTTCCAGCAAACAAAAAAGCGCTAGTTATACGGCCGGCATGATCTGCCACAACTAGCGCCTTCATTATCTATTGATTATTTGGTTATTATCCCGGCCCGCTGCCGGAGTCGCGTTTTATCTTTTCATATATTGCGTCGGTAATAAATCCATTTAATGATTTTTCACCCCTGGCGGCGTCGATCATCGGAACATCATCGCGCCGGAGATATACGGACACTCTTTTATATGTCTTTTCTGTATAGCGTCTATTTGCTGCTATCTTTGAATCGCTGTTTTTTTTCATATGCTTATTATATATGATAAAAGATCATAGCGCTATTGTACAGACTGCACAACTTTTTATAGCGCTATTGTACAGACTGCACAAAGTTGCATTGATCTGCAATTTTAGTGTTGACAAGTGCAATAATGCTGTTGTATTATGTGCTCAGGTCGAAACAATAACGCTATTGTACCGACGGAAACAAACACACAAAAACGGAGGAAAAAGATCATGACAAATCAGGAAATCATCACAAGACAGACAGTAGCACTTATTGAGGCTGGTATCATCGGAGCCAATGAACAGATCCACACGTTCGCAGACTGGAAGCAGGCCGGCTACATTGTAAAGAAGGGACAGCACGCCATTGCAAAATTCACTATATGGAAATATAGCGAAAAGCCCAACAAGGCACAGAAGGCAGCAAGGGAAGCAGCCGGAAAAGATCAGGAAGCGCCGGCGCCCCACTACTTTATGACAAATGCAGCTTTTTTCTCATCATCACAGGTTGAGAAAATCGAAAAGCCGGCAGCAGCGCCGGCCGAAGAGGCAAAAAGCTTTATAATTGACGCCGCATACATCGAGAACTTGACAGCATAACAGACAACCGCCCGCGGCCGGCTTGACCGGCCCGGGAAGATCGGAGGCACAGCATGAACGAATACAGGATCAAGAACTTGCACGACGGAGCACGCCGGATGCTCAAATCCAAAAACTTTAAATATTATCAGTATGAAAAGGACATCCAGCGCAACGATGCTATTATGGGCCGCCTGTTTGATGATACAAAAGCCGGCAAGATCAAAGGTTTTTACCTTGTATCGGATAAGGATTTTAAGGCATACCACCGGAGCACAAAAGAAGAAAACAAAATCCAGTTATCCAGCGGATATTACAGCAACGGCGAATTGATACCATGCTATGATATACAGCTTGAAACCCCGATGGACCTATTTATGGAGGGGTACGCCTCCGGGATATATAGGATCATCGCATAAACCACACAACACGGCCGGCCCGCTGCCGGCTTCCCATTAAAGAAAAGGAGAACACACAAAATGTATGTAAAAGTATCAAACCCCGTCAAGAAGATCATCGCGGAGGCATTATCAGGAACCGCAACCGCTAGAATTGAAAAGTTGACGCCGGAACAATACGAGCGCCTCGTCGATTATAACTTATTAAAACACACCAGCGACTACAACAACGGGCTTTTTAAGGTGATAAAGGTTATATATAACCCGGAATTGTACGCGCTGCCGGCGTATATAACAACATGGGACCTGATCACAACATATAAAGAGAGCGACGGCAGCCTCGCCGGATTCATTGATAAGATCAAAAACCAGTATGCTATATAAGGAGGATTCGAAAATGAACACATATACATTTACTACATACACCGGCCACAACTACACCATCACATATATTGACAATAAATTCTGTTTACAGGATAACGGAGCCCCGGCCGGGGCCCGCTGTAAATACTGGATCAAGGTTAAGCCCGATTATACATATACATATAAGATCATGAAAACAATGATCAAAGCCTCCAACGGGGCCGCCGGTCTGTTTGATTTTATCCGGGAATGTTACGAGCAACATATTATGGAATGTCATGTTGATAGGATCATCGAAGCGATCACAGCCGGATATATAAGGCCGGCAGCATAAGAAAAAATTTTTTTCAAAAAGGGATTGACAAATACAATAGCGTTATGGTATCATCCAAACATCAAAAGCAATAACGCTATTGTATCAGCGGGACCGGCGGCCCGATCTACCGCCGGAGAAAGAGAGGCACACAATGACATTTAACAAAATGATGCAGCTGGTAAACAGCAAGAACGGAGTCGGCGCGATCTTTTATTATAATGACGGTTGCAATGTTCCTTATTTTTTCGAGGACATGCAGAGCGCCGGACTCGGGATCGACAGAGCATCCGCACAATTCGACGCACTACACGAGGCCGGGAAGATCCACAAGGCTATCTATTACTGGAAAGGACAGCAGAATCCCGCGATCGTCGGCGAGCTTGTCAAGGTTCACTTTTTTGATACAATGCACGGCTGCCGCCCGATCAGAACACAGCAGGATGAAAACATATACAAAGTGTATAAGCAGGACGGCCGGATCGGCATCGACTACGCCGGACAGTTTGAACCCCTGGATCACTTTTCAATTCAGAACGGCGCCGTCGCGCTTGAAGTTATATAGAACAATGTCACCGGGCCGGTAATAAGGCCGGCCCCGATCATCAAAAGGAGGATTTAACAATGAGTGAATATATCATGAACAAGGAAACCGGAAAGATCGAATTGCATTTTGATAAGGCCGACTATTTAGCACTGCCGGAAGAGAAGAAACGCGAGATCAAAAGCAATTTCTTATTTTCAAGAGCTGCCGGCGCATGGGTGAGCCGCTGCAAGTTCCCGCACCTTTACAGGCCGGAACAGGTAGCAAAGAGCCTCGGATTAGAGAACGCCGGGACCGTCGGCGAGTTCCTGACATTTGAGGAACAGCAGGAACGGAAGCAGGAAAGAGCAGAAGCCCGCGCCGATCGTTACGAGTACAAGGCCGAGAAAGCGCAGAAGGAAGGCGAGCGACTCCAGGCCCCGATCGAAAGGATGCACGGTGATATTGCATTTTTCACACAGCCGAACATCAACACCAGCGCCGGCCGAGCTTTTACTAGACAGCGCAACAGGATGTGGGACGCATGGGAGCGCGGATTTGAAGAGTTCAAAAAGTCTGAATATTACGAGCAGGCCGCCGAGACTGCACGACGCAGCGCACAGAAGCCCACGGATAAAGGATTTTGCGACCGCCGGATCAAGGAAGCAGAAAAGACCATCAGAGCCCAGCGCAAGAACATCACCGAGCACTACCAGCCCCGACTCGATAAGATCAACGCCGGCGAGACATTGAGAAACTACAACGGCGATATTGTAACCGCTGAGGAAGTCGAAAGCTGGATCGAGCAGGCCGAGCAGATCATCGAGCAGGCAATATCTAAAATATGCTACTACAAGCAGTGCATCGAGGATCTAGGAGGCATCCAGTTTAGCAAGGACAATTTACAGCCCGGGCAGCTTGTAATCCTAACCCGCTGCAAAGAGCCGGTCAAGATTCAGAAATGCAACCCGACAACGATAATTTACCAGTGGATGTTACCGCACATGGTATTAGCAGACGGAACTCCCATGACAGGCAAAGCAGCATATAGCGAGATCATAAGACTAGCATAAACACAGGAACGCCGCGCCGGGGAAACCCGGCCGGCAGAAGGAGGCACACATGAACACAGGAAAAGCATATACAACATACATACAGGACACAAACGGATTCACGATCATGGATGTTAATCTTGATTATACGCCGCAGGAGTACGCGGAGCCCGGTTATAAGCCCTACAAGGTAAGCTATACGGATCTAGCAGACATTGACAGCCCGTACTTTTGCGAAGAGTCCGAGATCGGATCATATAACACCGAGGAAGAAGCCCGGGCCGCGTTTAATGCGATCATTGACAAGGCCAGCGAGTACGCAACAAGCCTATTGTTCCCGG